TTCATTGACGACAAAATCTTGTCTATATTTGTCCGATGTGAATCAGTCCCAAATAAAACCCCGTTGGTAGTGAATCGCTTTTGCGTACCGCTTGGAATGACAACAGAAACATCACACCCATCGGCAGCAGTGACGATTGCTTCCCAATCAATTTTTGCTACTGCGATGCCCATACCAAAATCATCATTGATTAGGTAATCAGCTAGACATAAAGCCGGATTGGTTGAATAGGCTATATAGCTGGCATTGGTTACGTCTTGCCCATAAGTCCCGTCTGCTGCATATTCCAATCTTGGATCGTAGACTTTTCGACCCTTAACGATAGCCTTTATGTCAGTCGGTGCGTACTTGTCCCAGACTTCTGCTGAGTCCTCGTTCAGCTTCCATTTCATCGCAATGTAAGCGATGCCTTTACCCTGATGCGCTGAAGTGTAATCAGTAAACGCATTGACCATCATGGAATCAGCAGCTTGAGTTGCCGTTCCTAAATGCTTATTGATGATACAGATAGTTGTGCTGTTCTTTGGTCCAAACGTCCCTGCGGTGACATTACCACCAGCACTAGAGCCGCCATTGATTTGGGAATCTTCTATCAGCTCATTGTCAAAGTAGATATCCGTGATATCGGTGACTTCATGACCGGCTAAGGCTATAACGTGATAAAGGTCTTCGTTGTCTGTTCCCTTCATACCTATATAGGAAATCGGGCCTGAAACTAAAGTCTCTCCGTAGATAGTTTTGTAAGGTTCAGTGGTTGATCTGACCGTCCGCTGACGGCTTGCATCAGTATCAACCTTGGGCATCTGAACTTCAAAAAGTTTTCTAGCAGCAATAGTGCCGCCAACAATGACAGCAGCGCCGCCAATAATTGCAGCAATACCCGTTCCAAGGCCAACCATCCCTCCGACGGCTGACGCAAGACCGACTGCGCTGGTAAAAAAGGTCGCTGCTAAAGCTACTACTTGAGGCATACTTTCCACCCTGAAACGATTAATTCTTTAGGCAATCTAACAAAACCTTTTAAGGTTAAACACACCGCTTGACTGCCTAATTTTACGCCCAGAAGTTGAGTACCAGATAAATTGACTAAAACGGGACTTCCGTCTTCAAGACTGTCAAAGTCTTCTGTTGATTCGCCTAGAACGCTCGAAACGGTGTCTTTCAAGTCACCATTTGACTCAATAATCTGATACGCTTCGTCTTCGGAAGTATAGTAGAAATCAGCTAGATAGTCTTTGCCTGTAAGCTCTTTGACAACAAACCCAGTGAACTGACAACAGTCAGCATCACCATAATCAAAGTTTCTACGCTGCCATTTGTTCAAGGCTTGTAGAACTTGCAGTTGCACTATCGCATCTCAAATTCAGGGCCGTCAGCGTCTATATCAGGGGCACCGTCTCTTCCCGGTGTCTTTTTGCCCCAGTCAAACTTAGCACCTTGGACCTTATGAATATGACTAAAGAACAGATCGCCTGAGTATCTTTCTTGTTGTGCGGCGTTGGTATACATCAGGTTTCTGGACATGTCGAAGCGTGACAGCTCAGACTCTGCGATCAACTGGATAGCGTCGCCACCGTCAGCACCAAGGCTAACGTTCATCTGATCCATGAAGCCAGCCCATATTTGTGTAGGGTCAGCAATCAAAGCATCGTCAGCATCTAAGACGCCCATATACACCGTGACGGGGTGCATGAAGTAATCTTCTGTCAGTGCTGCGCCTGATATCGTGGCATCAAGACCTGAAAGCGTTAAGGTGATTGCATAAGGGCTAACGTCGATACCTTCTTGTACCTGACTGATAGATCCTAAATCACCAACACCAAGCCAGTCTTGACCGCCCCAAGTGTATGTTCCCAATGAGTTATGAACGTATACCGTACCCGATGGGAACTCCAACTTTGCAAACGTAACAATTCCAACATGCTGCTGGGCTAATGCCGTTGCTACATTTGTGGGAAAACCTCTGCTCACGCTAGAACATCCTCGACCGCATCAATAGTAAAGCTCGAAATGATCCCTGCTTGGTTGTCCCAAGAAGTAGACCCTGCGAGCATGAACACACCTAAGACTGGATATAGAAAATCAACCAAATCATTGTCGTCAGTTGGCTTTCTGATCGGTGGCGCTATAGGTAAAGCAACTGCACCTAAGCTCGTTGAATCAACGTCATCTGTGACCATGTGAAGCTCGTTGTTGAAAGCAACGTAATCACCAGCACGCAGATAATTAGTCGTATTCAAAGAAGCATTGTCCACGTTTAAAGTCGATCCAGTCTGACCCGCACCCGCAACAAATAGATTGTTAGCAGTCGCTGACCCTGTTCCAGATCCAGCGCCCGTTGCAGTGAACACGATCCCGACAGTGTTCGCTGACGCACCGATAGCCGTGAAATCAGTTGTCCCGACCACGGTGATAACGTAAATCGTACCATTCACAAACGCACCCGCATTGACTGTTACCGTCGCTGCTGCGCCTCGTTTAGTATAAGAATGATCAGGCAAAAAGAACCGGTGCTCCTGACCGTTCAACTTAGTCAAGAACGCTTGCATCACTGCACGATCATCACCGGAAAGATTGTTGAACTGAAGCGATGCTTTCCAAAGTGAACCTTTTCTAGCGACTGTCTGAACCGCGTTGGTCAATGGGCTTTGAAACGTCCTTGTATTCGTCACCAGCTCAAACGTGCTGGACGATGGCGTTATTGATGGGAAGCTATAGGTTGTCATACGAAACGCCTTCTACGCATCAGGTCTTGTATTGTGGACACTGTTTGCTGTGATGTCTGCTGCATTGCTGCTCGAATCTTCATGTCTACGCTCGCGTCTGCACCTCTGGCATCTACGTTATTGACCACGGTGATCCCGCCGCCACCCATCTTGTTATTGGGAACGATAGAGCCTGACTGATTGGGGACAAACATCTCTGGTCCGCGCTCACCAACCATATAGGGTTGTCCAGCTTGCACCGGGCCGCCGATAGCTTTACCTGTCAGACCTTTAACAAAGGACAGAAACCCGCCTGTAATCTTATCGATTACGAATAGCTGAATGGCTTGCATGATTAACTGTGCTGCCATCTTCTTGAACGCATCACTCACTGATGACGTGCCTTTAACAATACTCATCAAACCATCAGACATACCCTTAAACGTGTCTTTGGTGAGGGTATCAAGATTGTCTTTTAGAGTAGGCAGCTTGTTTAGGAAGCCTTCTAGCGCGTCGCCCATTTTTTGAAAGCCGGTAACTGTCTCGGCTGGCAAGGTTGCTATTCCGTTTTTTAGCTCTGCGACTGTTTCTGCTGCTTCTCGGTTCTTTAAGATGAACTTTTGCATCTCGGCAACCAAAGCATCGCCCGGATTTAGCTCCATTAACCTAGCAATTTCTGCTCTAGTCTCTGCAATGGACGTTGGCAGGTTGCCCATTATTTCTTCGCCGCTTTGTGTGATCGCAGATAAACCGGGAACAATCGCTGCAATTTTGTTGTAGATATTAATAAACGTATCAAGAAAAGGAATCAACTTGTCACCAATAGCATTGGCAAAAGTTAGTACACCAAGTTTTGCGCCTAGAAAAACTATTTGCAGCCCATGAATAATATTGCGGACAAAGCCAAACGCTTTAACTAAAGCAGCAGCTACCATTTGTCCTATATTTCCAAAAGCCGTTGAATCAATAGCAGCTTGCCGTAACCCATCAGCGACAAACGTAATGATCGGCGCGAACGCTAGGGATAGCTGATTGGTCAATCCCGTAAAAACCGCCTTAAGACGAGTCAGCGAATCATTCGCCGCTTCCATCTGCGCTGTATCGGTCCGGCTAAGCGTTATCCCTAACTGCTCAGCCTCTGCTGTCATCTTCTCTAGGGCTTCAGAGCCACCGCCCAAGGTATTAACAAGCGCGACACCTTCCGAGTCGAACAACTTCATTGCCAAGCGAACTTTATCAGACTGCTTTTCAACCCCAGCCATCGAGTCAGCAACCACACTCATCTGCTGATCTAATGGGAGCTTGACCAGATCTTCGGCATTAATGCCTAGCTCTTGCAACGCTCCCTTGGCCTCACCAGTGCCTTGTGCGGCTTCTGCGGCTCTACGAGTGAACCTCTGCATAGCCATATCCATCGTGCCCGTAGATACGCCTGTAAGCTCTGCTGCGTGTCTAAGGCCCGCGAGTGCGGTGGTGGTAACGCCTAACTTGTCAGCAGTTTTTGCTAACTCATCACCAGCGTTAATTGAGGATTTGATTAAAGCGCCAAAACCCGCTGTACCAACAGCGCCGACGAGTGCATTCTTCATGTTAAAGACAGCGCCCGAGATCCTCTTCAGGCCGTTGGTAACGCCAGAAAAGCCCGCTTTGGTCTTATCAACCGCCTTGATGCTTATTCTTACGTCTTGGTTAGCCATCTTTGTCCTTCAGAATCTTGAAATATGCCATCCACTCATTGACCTCAGTGAGCGACATCTGCTCAGCGTCTGCTATGGTCATGTGTAACCGATCAGCCAAGGATATCAGGTTCATCCTTAGCGGATCGGACATCAGTTTTTTTCAGCATCCTCCGCAGACTGTATTTCAGCAAACATTTGCTCAGCAATGCCAGAGATGACCGCTGTCTCTTCTCCCATCAGATCGATCCGATCCTCAGCAGCTTTGAATAGCTTTTCGCCATCCTCGCTTGCTGCCTTCATAACAATCAGGTCAACCATTGCTGCGATAGTCGTATTCTCCAGAAACTTAGGATGCTTTTTCTGAAGCTCGTTGATGTCGTAGCATGTGATTGGAAAACAGTACATGACAAAAGGCTGACCGTCTTCGTCAGCCCATTGGTCAACGCTTATCGTCCGTGGCGTGACTGTGCGTCTGCTGCGTAGCTCCCTTGCTAACCCCATGTGCTACCCCTATGCTGTTGCTTCAGTCACTGCGCCAGAAACTTGCACCTCAAACGAGCCTTCAACCATGCCATCGAAAGATGCCGTGATTTCGTTACTCGTTACGATGCCGCCGCCAGTGTAATACTTCTCTCCGGTTCCCGCTCCTGTCGGGTAAACCTCAAAGTCAACCGCAGCCGCAGCATCCATTACTAACTGAACCGCGTCAGCATCATCCCAGTAAACCTCGGCAGATAAAGTGCCGGTTTTAAGAGATGAAACGTAGGTGCGGTTGGTATCACCCATCGTGGTATCTTCGATTGTGTCCGCTGACTGCGTTAGGGTGTAGGATCGAACCTCGCCCATAGCAGCAACAGAACCGCCGCTCACAGCGAGCTTGATAACGCCTGTTGAACCTTTTGTTGTAGCCATTTTAAAACCCTCTAAGTTGTGCCTCTGGTGAATTGGTACTCAATCCGTACTGTTATGATAACACCGCCGACTGGATCAATAGAACCGTCATCTGTTTCTATACTAACGATTTGGGTATCTATCGCATAACCACCCCGCGTTCTATCAACGTCTAACTTCTCCTCGATTGCCTCGATGATGTTATTTCTGGCCGTGTCTATAGACGATGCTTTTACGTAGCAAACGAGCTGATAGTCAACCGTCGCAAATCTTTGCGTCAGTGTGCCTTTTATACTTGAATCCTGCCTGTCTTCGTTCTGCGTTCTGACCAAAATTGCAGGAAATTGTGCGTTGCTTAACTTGTCGAAATCAAAAGGCTCTCGCGTAACGTATTTGATCGTTACTGGCGTGGTCACTGCTTCCAACGTGGTGACTAGATTTGATGCTATATCTTCTCTAACGCTCACAATTGCTTCCTAAAGTAGTTGCCTAGCCTTGCTTTTTCGTCTCTGTTAAAACCAAAGAAAGGCCGCGTTTTGTTGTTCATCGCTGCCTTTTCTGCTGCCTCTTTGTTGTCAAAATATATCTCAGCAGTTCGATTATCTCTGCGCCTTACTTGCATAGACCTAAGCATTTGACCAGTGTTGAAAAGATCAACTGGCGATGTCGGCTTGCCTTGCTCTGACAGTGCCGCCATATACTGCGGCGAATAACCCTTAAAGCCACCACCAAAACCTACGCCCTTAGCTGTGCGCTCTTTTATGATTTGTTGTCCTAACAAACCAGTTCGCAAGATAGCGCGGGGTATATCTTTGGTAACTTCTTTCTGTGCCTTCTTTGCTACCTTCTGCACATCTTTTGGCTTGGTCAGTAATTTAATCCCAAGACCGCGAGCTAATGCGCCAGCGACAGCCATTATCGCACCAACCGGCCAAAGGCGACGATTGTCTTCTCGTCGTCGTCAATAGTTCCGCTGTTATCGTCGTCGTACTCAACGCCGTCTTTAAATATGTCGCTGATCTCTTCTTCGTAACGTACCTTGTAGAAATCCAGCATTTCTTTGAACCTGTCACCGTCTACCCAGTTCGTTAGCTGTGGCAAAGCATACTTCCATAAGACTAAGTAAGCATTGCAACGAGTCCATTGAGAGTCGGTTAGATAAGACGATACCATTTCGCCTTTGATGCCTTTCTTGTGCCACCACTCGTTCCGAATGGTTCTTATCAAATCAGCCTCTGCTCTGGCATGTTCGTCTGCGAACGACGTTATGCCGAAAGTCAGGATGTCAGGGATCAAAGCTACCAGATCTGAATCTTGAGAAAATGCCATTACCATTTCACCTTGTCGGCCCAATAAGCCGCTGAAGCGGTTTTATCTTTACGCCCTGCGGCAATCTGTTTTGCAAATCTAGCTTTAAACGATCTACGCTTAGCTTTATCTGCCTCGCTTTCACCTTTCCTTGGCGGCTTGTTATCTGCGCCTTGCTGTCCAAACCGAATCAGACGCACATTGTCGCCTTGCTTTGCCAATACTGCGTGGCTTTTATCAGGATGTTTAGGGGTGCGCTTGGGCTTGTTGTAGCCCTCAAACCGCTCGCCTCGATAGGTGATCGCCATAGAATCTCCTGCAAGAAACAAGCCCCGCATAAGCAGGGCTGTTTCAGGGTGCAGTTTAAAGTGCTGAGTCGAAGAACATCTCAACGCCATAGCTGTCATCAAGCTCACCAACGCCATAGACGGCAGTTGCGTTAAGCTCAAAGGCTCGCAAAGATGCGTCGCGCTGTGGCTCGATCTGGAAGTCACGCTTCATGGCGATAGCAAGAGCTTCAGGTGCAAATACTGCGCCTTTCGCATCGTCGTTGCCGTCAATCGTGATATTTGCAGACTCGTAGATGTCGATACCCGCAATCGTTCCAACATACGCATTCACCATCGCGGTGTTTTGTGCGTCGCCAGCGTTCGGATTGGCAAAGGTATTCGTCAAGTTAGCCTTGAGTTGATACGCCTGATAAGGATGCACAACAGCCGACATGCGGCCAGTGATCTTATTAGCACGCAAAGTTGCAGCCGCTTTAAACAAATCAGCAACTGTGATTTCTTGTGCAGCAGCGCCAAGAGTGCTTGAGAAGCCGTCGAACAAGGCGATCAGGTCTTGGTCCATCTTGGTAGCAATTGAGTTACCAAGAACAGTTCCAAGCTCTTCTGCTGGGTTGCCAGCACCCATTGCAGCAACGTCAGTCAATACAACCTGTGCGCCTACTTCTTGAACGCTGATCGTTACCGCACTGGTGCTAACAGTCGTTGATGACATGTCAGTCCCTTCGGTAAGGTCAGCAGCCGCGATTGCAGGATACTTAGGAACCTGAATGGTTTTACCGGCATCAGCGCCGATATCGTAACGAGTCACAAGACCCATCATTAAGGATTGCTCTTCAGCAGTAAATCGTGCCTGAGCGATAATGTTGACGAATAAATCGTCTAAAGTTGTGCTAGTTGTAGCAGCCATGTTTAGTTCTCCAAAACTTGATTAGGGTTAATTGGGTCAATTGGCCTTCTTCATAGCAGCGTAGGCTTCCCTACCGCCAGAGTTCCAGTTATCAACCATATCAGCCACCGATACAGGCTTCGGAGTCAAGCCACCAGCATTTCCTCTGCTCCCCGTCCCACCTGTTGAAGCGCGGACAAAGTGCGGATTAGCTGTTAAAAAGTCAGCAACAAGCTCATCTACTGTAAGCATATTGCCGCTATCGTTATATCGCGGTGTGCCTTGCGGAT